GCCCCCTCGCCGCGAATCTCGACCGACACGCCGGGGCCGCGGCCCGAGGCGTCCGGGATGCGCAGGCGCCGCGTCGCCGGCAGGGTGCCCGGCTTGGCGCGGTACCAGTAGTGCGACTTGCGCGACGTCTCGCGCCCGTGCACCGCCGCCGTGTAGGGCAGCAGGTACGACTTCAGCCGCATGGCGGCCGGGTGGTCTAGATCGACGTCGATGAGGTCTCCCGACGCCTCTCCGAGGAGAACGCCTAGGTTGGTTGATCCTCCCGAGGTGTACTCCTCGAAGGCGGCGCGGACGGCGTTCTCGCCGTCGCCGGTGTCTGTCGTCGGGTCCGGCCAGCGGAGCTTGTTCCAGCCGGCCATCGTAGGGCCCTTGGAGTGGCGGGGGATGGGCAGAGGCGTCAGGCCCCTGCGGTACGCGTCCAGGGCCGCCTCGACGACGGCCTCGTTGTGCTTTTCAATGATGCTCATGGGTCCTGGGTTGCTGGGTGGGATGGGTAGATGCCCTGAAACCGGCGACCGGTAGTCAGCCGGTCACCGGTTCGAGGGGTTGTCTGGATTGGTGAAGGTGGTCCGATGAGGCGTCACCTTGATTCCCGAAGGGTGCGGCGCGAGATCGAGCTCGCGGTTCCCGTACGCCTCCATGAGGCGCGCTAGGACGATCCTGGGCTGAAGGCCCTGGCGCTCTGCCCGGCGGACGACGCGCTCCCAGGTAGCCGCCCTCATCGTGAACCTGACTTCCTTACGAGGGCTGGAAGGGTTTCCCGGCTTCCGGCCGAAGTCGATAGATGTGGGGGCATCCAACGGTGCGAACCGCTGGTCGAGGTCTGGGCGGTCGTCCACGTACGGAACGAGCTTGTCCTTGCTGGGGCGGGGCATGTCATCTCCTTGGTCGGGTGTATGCCCCGCATACACTACCCGAAGGATGGTGGAACTTCAAACGTTCTAGGGCCGTGACTTGGGCCGGCGTTGCCGCGTCCCGCGGCGGGTAAGTCCTTACGACGAAGGCTCATGAGACGTTGACTAGACGTCCAGGCGGATCGAGTGTCTCAGTTTCCCGCGTACGCCGCCGGCCGGCTTACCACAGACCTAACCGGGTTCGAAGGGGCGGTTCCCGTCGCCCGAGGTTTTCCCAGGTCGCGTCCTCCCGCGAGGCCGGCAGTGGTAGTGCCGATCCCGAGGGGCTCCGTTCGCGGGGCTCTACTCGAGGGTGCTTTCAGCGAGGTAGCTCTTGCGAGCCGCTTCCTCCCCGCGTACCGGGACACTGTCAACCCCCGGGACCTCGCCTCGATCGCCGCGACGTTCTCGTCCCCCTGGCACTGATCTGTGCCGGCTTACCGAGAGTCTGCGGGTCACTAGACCCGAGGCCCACACCCCTTAGGACTGTTCAGAGACTCTTCGACACGCTCCCCCTCCCCGACTACGAGCCAGATGTGCGAGGGGTTACGCCGGTCCATTCCGTCACCTAGATGATGGTGCTTGGCCGGTTCAGTTGTCCGGGCCCTGCTCGGCCTTGTAGTGGGTTCCAGCTTGTCTTGGCGACCCTCGGGCTGATCTTGTTCCCGCGGCGGCGCCGTCCGCTCAGGCCCCCACGTGCTTGCAGAGCCTCCCAGCTGACTGGGTATCTCATCGCCTCGGGTTAGTTCCTCAGGTCGGGCCGTAAGCCCGCCGCTGGATTGCGGCGGCCGGTCCGGGGAGTTTCGCTCCCTCGGCGGTGATGGGTCTATTGAACACCTTCCGAGGGCCCGGTGCAAATCGACGCGGGCATTTCCGGGGTGAACGTCGTCACATTTGCGGGCGGCGCCGCGGCCCTCCCGGAACGAAGGTGCGCGCGCATCGGCCGGAATCCCTAAGAGGTGTTCTAAGCCGTTCTGAGCGCCTTTCCGGGCCGGATCCTTCCGGGAGTGCGGGAGCGGGGTAAAAGTCCGTCAGAATCGCTTACACGGCCTCTGAGCGGCATGTGCGGCCCTCTCCTCGGCACGAAGGTGCGGCGGGACGGCATCCAGGTGCAGCTGCGAGGCGGATCGCCGTCGGGGCCCGCGGTCGCAGAGAGGCCCGAGGGGCGGGCGTGTCGACCGAGCGCAGCGCAGCGGAGCGAGCCTCGACACGGCGACCCGAGGAAAGCCTCTCCGCCTGGAGCCAAGAACCTGCGAGGACGCGTGGGCGGCCGGCGCCCCAGCGCCGCAGCGCCCCTCACGCGGACACCGCAGGGGCGAAGGCTCCCCGGCGCCTGCGACGGTCAAGGTTCGAACCGGGGTTCAAGGACCCGGCCTCGAAGCGAAGCGCAGCGGAGCGAGGGGCCGGGTCGGAACCGGCAACGGGTGCGGAAACGGGATCGGCAACGGAAGTGGCCCGGGTCACATATATACATATATTCCACTACCCACACAACACGAGCGTCCTTCCCCCGGACTACGTCCGGGGAAGGACGCGAGTGTGTGTGGGCGCGCGCGGGCGCGCGGGGTATCAAATTCTGGGGGCCATTGCAAGCGTAAACCGGTGACGTTGTTCACGGAATAGGGGTTTAAAAGTTAGACATTCATCACACCCATATCTGGGAATAGTATGCAGGCATACCGACTAATCCAAGCAATGGAGCCCGACACGCGGAAGTTGCGGTGCGACACGCCCGAGTACGGGGGAACGTGTAACTTGGCATACACATTTTGACATAAGCATTATTTACCCTTCCGACCGTGCTTAAAACGCCGTGACCGCAGTCACTTTCTCACCATGCGGACAACCGTCTCAGCATGTGTAACGGCATATGGAATGTGATTCAGGGCACGCAAAAGGGCCCAGCCATCGCGGCTGGGCCCTTCGGGAGGGGGCTCAGACGTCCGTCCTGGTCTTCCTCCGAGGAGGCTTGTTGCGCGCTGGGCGGCGCTTGCCGGTCTTCGTCATCGTGCCGGGGAAGTCCGGGTCGATACGGCGGGCGCGCTTCAGCCAGGCGTCCACTGTGTAGATGCTGCGGTCCAGCTCGCGGGCGATGTCGGTGCGGGTCTTGCCCTCCTCGATCATTGCGCGCAGGGTCTCGACCGGCGCGCCGCGGTACATGTTGCCCCCTCGTGCGGGCTTCTCGGCCCTCTCGAGCACGTTTGCAGCGATCTCGCAGAGGGTCCTGTGGGGAACACTGTCGGGGAAGCGAACGCCCTCGTCAGGGCGGCACAGGAGGTTCACGACGTGGTAGCGGCCGCCGGAGTCCGGCTTCCCGGTGATCTCGACGAAGTACTCGATCTCGTTCTTGGTGTCCCTGATCTGGACGGCGGGGCGGCCCTGGATCGTGGCCTTACGGGCGGGATAGGTGCGAAGTGAGTTGCGCATGGTGTCTCCTAAAGTGTGGTGTAGATCTCTGAGTGGTTTGGGAATAGGCTAGAATCCGTTGCAATCACTGCGTATTCCAGATTCCTGAGTTTTGAGATGTATGTCTCAGGAATTTGGGGTGTAAGTGTGACGCATGTCTCCGAGAATCTGGGAATAGGCAGCTTTGCTAGTGTTTCCAACGTATTCCCGGTTTTGATGCTTTGAGACGCATGTCTCAGAGGTGTGAGGTAGGTATCAGACCTGCGGGAGCGGGTCGTCCTCATCGTGCAGGTCGTGCACGCCCCAGCGGGTGCCGGCCGACGGGCCGGCCACGATCGGGACGTCCATCTGGCAGTCGAGCGGGCGCAGGAAGGTGTTCACGTCCTCCATGCGGCGCTTGCACTCGACCAGAATCTCTTGCCACCTGTCCTCGGGGACCTCGATGCAGATTTCGTCGTGGACGGTGGCCACGACGTGGGCGCCCTCGACGCGGGGAAGTGGGTAGCCGGGCAGCGTGCCCATGATCGAAGCGGCGGCCATCTGCATCAGGTCTGAGCCGAAGCCCTGCACGGGGCTGTTCAGGGCGTTGCGTTCGGCGTGGGAGGCCTTGAACGAGCTCTTCGAGTAGAGGTCCGAGAGCCACTGAGTGCGCCCGATGGGGGACGTCACGTAGCCGCGCTCGTAGGCCCGGCGCTTCGCCTTCTCGTGCCACTGGCGCATGCCGTCCCACATCTCGAAGAACGCGCTGTGGACGGCCTGAGCCTCCGCCAGAGTGAGAGAAACGTCATAGGCGGTGGCGGCGTAGGACTGGAAGCCTCCGGGGCTCATTCCGTAGAGAAGGCCGAAGTTGCCGGCCTTCGCTCGCTTGCGCTCCAGGGAGGTGACGTCCTCCGGCGCCTTGCCGGCGATCTTCGCGGCGAGGAGGCGGTGCAAGTCGTCGCCACGCTGGAACGCCTCGATCATCGGCTGCGAGCGTGAGATGAACGCCGCCACCCGCAGCTCGACCTGGCTGTAGTCGAGGTCGAGCAGGACGTGCCCGGGGCGCGGGATGAATGCCGGTTTTAGTGACGCAGCGCACTGCTGGAGATTCGGGGAGGCACAACTTAATCTTCCCGTGCGGACAAATCCAACGTTGTAGGTGGCGTGAATCACGTTGTTGGGGTCACGCAGCTCCAGCCACGAGCGCAGGAACTCCAGCGTCTTCGTCGCGTCGCGGTGGCGGAGCAAGGCGTCGGCGGCGGGACTGCCCTGACGCTGCTGAGCGATGAGCACCGCCTTGTTCCACTGGGCGTTGCCTGAGTCCGTTCTGGCAGTCACGCGCAGGTCGCCGGCCTCGATGGCCTGGGCCACGAATCCCTGGAACCACTTCGACGTCGCGGCGGTGGTCACGCCGTCCTTCGCCGGCGCCGGCGCTGGGGCGGTCCCGTACAGGCCGAGGATGTCCTCGCAGGCCTTCAGGCGAAGGGAGTCCATCTCCTCGATCTTGGCGTGGACCCAATCCACGTCGAGCAGGAAGCCGCGCTGCTCAACCTTTGTGAGGGTCTTCACAGTGGGCATGGCGACGTAGGAGGCGACCTTGCCGAGCCGGGCCATCTGGATGTCGTCTGAGTCGAAGGGCTCCTCGTCGCCCGTGAGGAACATCTGCTCGCGGTGCTCCTCCTCGATCTTCCAGGTGTAGTAGGTGTCCCGCGCCGCGTACTCGCCGAGCTGGATCAGGTCCACCCCCTCGGCGGCGCCGGGAGTGCCGAGGTCGAAGTCGTCCCACTCCTCGATCCCGAAGTCACGGGCGGCGCGAATCTTGAGACGGGTGCGGGCCTCGGTGTCCACCAGCTGAGACGAGACGGTCGTGTCCCACTCGATGCGGTCGGACAAGTCCACGCCGGCCTGGGCGAAGACCCAGCGGGCGTCGAACTTGACGTTCGCGTTGACGAAGGGCTTGCCGCTGCGGTTGATCTCGCGGCCGATGATCGCCATGACCTTCCTCCACGCACCGAGCAGGGGCGAGGCCGGGTGGGAGAGGGGCACGAGGTAGGTCATCGGCTGCTCGCCGTCGAAGGTGCGCCAGTCGTAAGCGCCGGCCTCGGCGCGATCGGCGCTCGGCAGGGTGAGGGCGGCGAGGACGATCCGGGCGGGGTAGCCGCCGTTGGTGTCGCCGCCGGCCTCCGCGTACTCGTCCAGGCCGGTGGTCTCCAGGTCCATGACGACCTTCTGGGAGGCGTGGATCGCCTTGACGAGGCCCTTCAGGTCCTCCTTGCCCCAGACCCAGGTGATCGGGCCGCAGGGCGTGTGTGAGCCCTGGGCGGCCTTCCTGGCCCGGCTCACGACCTTCTCCAGGTCCATAATGCTCATGACTGCTCCTATCTGGGACGGCGTCTGCCGTCGCCGGGTTATGGGTCCAGCCTACATTTTGTGAGTTGCCGTGGGAAGCACTCACAAAATGTTGGAGGGTGATCTAGGCAACAGAAAACCCTCGGGTAGTCATCCCGAGGGTTTCTGGGGCGTCTTTGCCGGGGCGGGTCGACTCCCTAAGGGAGACCGGGAGTCAGAGCTCGCGCAGGAGAGAGACTAGCACGTCCTGAAGGTTGCCGACCTTGTAGGAGTACTCGACGCCGCTTCGGCGGGAGTAGGCCTCCAGCGTCCACAGAGGCCAGCGGCCTCGCTTCTCGTCCGACTCGGTGAGGGTCAGGACGAGGTCGTTGCCGTTCTCCGCCAGGACTGCGGGGGCGTCGTCCTTCGTCACGGTATTCACGTAGCGAAGGTAGGGGCGCAGGGCATTCGCCCAGGACTGGGCGGACACACGGCGCTCGGTGAGCGGGTTGAAGTTGCCGGGTAAGGCGAGGTGATTGGTAGAGAGGGATGTCATGTGGTGCTCCTTATCAGTGAGGTGGACTCCTCCAGGGTATAGGGACCGGGACCCGGCAGCAATTCTTTGCGCGGAGTGTAACTGCTATCACGTTTGTATCAATATAGCCTCAGCTTTGTGGAAAAGGCTGGGGACGGGGATAGACTGACCTCAGCATTCCCAGCAATTCCCAAGATTGGAGACCTATGAGTCCGCTGGACGAGGCGATCGTCGCCAATGACGCGCTGCCAGAGCGAGAGCGCAAGACGAACATCGACCTGGCCGAGGAGTTCAACACCTCGGAGGCGACTGTGCGCCGGCACAGGCGCGCCCTGAAGCGCAAGAGCAAGGACGAGCTCAGTCGGGACGAGTTCTTCGACCTCCCTGTGGGCGCCATCACGAAGCGCGGCAAGACCGTCCGCCTCGCCGACGGCTCATACGAGAAGATCGAGTACCGGCCTGGAGCCGTCGAGATGGAGGAGGCCAAGCGCCTCTCCTTCGAGGACCTAGAGCCGGTCTTTAGGGAGCCGGCCCTCCCCCGCCCCAGCGCTCTCGCGGACGCGCGCAAGACGACTCAGGTCGTCTGCCTCGCTGACTTTCAGGTCGGGAAGTGCTCTTCAGGCGGCGGCACTGAGGACACCGTCCGCCTCGTGCGCCGAGCCTTGCACGACATAGCCTCCGACCTATCAGGCCCGGCGCCGTACCGGCGCATCATCCTCGCCGACGTCGGTGACAGCACCGAAGGGTTCTGGAACGTCGCCAGCCAGGCCCAGACCAACGACCTGAGCCTGACCGACCAGATTCGCACCGTGCAGCGCCTCTACGCCGAGGCCGTCCGCTTGCTCGCCCCCCTGTGCGAGTCCCTGTACTACGTCGCCGTCCCGTCCAACCACTGCGCGGTGAGGGTCGGGACCGGCAAGAACAGCCGGGCCAACGCGCCGGACGACGACTTCGGCATCATGATCTCGAAGAACATCGAGGACGTCATCGAGGACCGCCCCGGCTTCGAGCACGTGAAGTTCTTCCGCCCTGAGAAGTGGGAGGAGGCCGTCACCGTGGACGCGGCCGACGGGACCCGCATCGGCTTCACGCACGGCCATCTGGCAGGCTCGCAGTCGAAGGTGCCGGGATGGTTCAGGGACCTCGCGTTCGGCCGCAGGAGTGGCCTCTACGACGCCAGAATCCTGGTTCACGGGCACTGGCACAACTTCGCCGTGAGTCAGGCCGGCGACGCCCGCTGGATCATCTCCTGCCCGTCGGCGGACCGCGGCTCTGACTGGTGGACGAACATCTCCGGCGACTCCACCAAGCCGGCCATCCTCACCTTCGAGGCCCAGGACGGCAACGCCTCGTCCTGGGAGCTCTACTCCTAACCACCACCACCACCGGCGAGGAATCATGAGAGTTCTATCACTTTGCTCCGGCTACGGGGGGCTGGAGCTCGCCCTGGCGCGGGCTCTGCCTGCCCAGACCCTCAAAATGGTCGCCGTCTGTGACAACTACGGCCCGGCCAGGACTGTCCTGGCCGCCCACTGGCCCGGGGTCGAGCAGTTCAAGGACGTCCACGACCCCGCCTTGAACTCCGCGCAGGCCGACGTCGTCACGTTCGGGTTCCCGTGCCAGGACCTGTCGAGGGCTGGTCACGGCGCTGGGCTGCGAGGAAGTCGCAGCGGCCTGTTCTTCCGGTGCGTCGAGGTCGGCCACCTCAGCGGGGCGTCGGTCCTCCTCATTGAGAACGTTCCCCAGGCCCTGAAGTACCGGGGGGCCATTGACGCCGAGCTCGGTCGCTACGGCTTCACCGTCGGGTGGGGCCGGGCGGAGGCGTGGGAGGTGGGGGCCAATCACCGCCGTGCCCGGGTGTTCCTGACCGCCGTTCGGGGCGATGGGGAGAGCCTCCTGGCCGGGGCCGTGCGGCCCAAGACGGCACTGAGCCGCCCCGAGGGACTTCTCCCGACCCCAACTGTCGTGGACATGGGTTGGGGCCGTACGCCCGAGTCCTGGGAGGACTGGAGAGCCGCGCAGCGTGCCAAGCATGGAAACGGGAACGGGCATGGGCAGTCCCTGTACCAGGCTCTGGGCTGCCCTGACCCTGAGGAGGCTACTCGAGAGATGGAGCGGATGATGCTTCTCCCAGAGGGGTGGGTCACCGGTCACGGGCTGCGGGTGTCCGCCGAGCGGCGCCTCCTCGGGAACGGAGTCGTTCCGTCCCAAGGTGCTCTCGGAATCTGGAGAGCGCTGAATGCCCCGATCTAGGGATTGCAAGGCCCCGCTGTACCGGTCCGGTTACAGCGGGGCCTTGTAGTTTCAGGCCCGGATAGCAGCCAAGGCTTCCGGCGTGCCCACAGCCCAGCCGACGATGGTCACGCCAGCAGCCTTGGCGGCCGACTTTGCGGTCTCCTGCTCGTCCTTCGACGTCACGAGCACCCACACGCCGTCAGGGAAGACCGTCTTCGCGGCACCCCATACCCCAGCACCAGCCTTAGCGGCCGACAGGACGCCCTTCTGGGCATCCTTGATCGGGTCAGTCAGGTGCCAGTCCGCGGTGGCGTCAGTGGCGTCGCAGACGCGCGTGATAGTCGGGTACTGGGCCTTCATGATGCCGCGCAGCTTCGTCTGACCGCGCCCGTGAATCTCCTGGTACGTCTTCCCGGCGCGGGAGGCCAGGACGGCGAAGGCCTTCCCGTCCGAGGACCTGTAGTACTCGGCCCCAGAGTCAGCGAGCCCGTTCCTAACGTTCGGGAGAACCTCGATGCCCGCATTCTCAAACATGTTGAGAGACTCGACCATGCCCCCGATGTCCAGGCCCAAGTTACGGGCGCCCTGGATGGACACGTTGGAGAACTCGCGCTTGACGTTGTCGTTGCCGGTGAAGGAGTCGGGGATACCGACGGCGAGGTCTGCGGTGTCAGCGGCACCGCGGAGCGGGAGCGCCACCTGCTCGGGCTTCAGCGCGGCGACAGCTCTGAGGTCAGCGGCCGAGTAGGCAACGCGGTTCGGGTTGCCCCAGCCTCCGGAGAGCCACACCATGATTGGGAGTCCATCGCCCTGGGCCGGCGGCGGGGTTGGCGGCACTGCAGGCGAGACCGGAACCACCGGCCCCTGAGCCTTAGCCCACGACGCCAGGGACGCCACCGCGTCGCCGATACGCTTCGCTGCGGCGGCCCCAAAGGCTGCGGCCCCCATCTTCGTGGGGTGAGTCTCATCCGACAGGAGGAGGGTGTCACGAGTCCCGTCGCCCTTCGGAGCCCCCGCGTGGCCGGTACCGGACAGAACGTCCGACACCTGGATGACGGGGGCGCCGGCCGAGAGCGGAGTCTCGCCGGTGGCCGGTACCCAAGCGCGGGTCACGCGGTAGGCGACGCCGTTGTAGATCACCACGTCGCCTGTAGCGCACACCCGACCATCGCGCCACGGCACGGCCTGACGGTCGACGACACCCAACCAGTCCACGAAGGCGATGCCGGCTGCGAGCCCGCCGCTGGCCTCCACGCCGGCCTTCGTCGCCGAGACGTTGACGTTGGCGGAGCGGGACTGGAGGCGGGCAACCGAGGACGGCTGGGGCCCAAGCACCACAATCGGCACCTGCGGAAGCTTGGCGCGCACCTTAGAGATGAAGGACTTCACGGCCTCCGTGATCGCCGAGCCGGTGGCGTCGCCATTGTCGATCACCTTGTCCGCGTTCAGGGACCCGATGGTCACGATCAGATTAGGGGCTGCGGCGCAGACGGCGTTGACACGGGAGTCCACCTCGAAACCGTCACGGCCGCTGGCCGAGTAGCCGAAGCCTGAGCCGTCGACCGCGCTAAACGCCGGGACGCACCCCAGCGCCCGTGAAACGACGGACGGCAGGTTGAAGCCCTGCCCCATCGTCGACTCAGTGGACCAGGAGTCTCCGAAGAACCCGACCGTAGGGACTCCCTGGCCGGCACGAAGAGGAAGGGCTGCGAGCGGGTTCTCCGCAGGTGACGGAGACGGTGCGGGAGCGGGAGAACCGCCCCCGGCCTGGGACAGCTCCGCCTTCGTCGCGTAGGTGGAGGCCACCTCGGACTTGGTGGGGTAGGTCGCCTGCGCATCCGCCTTGGTGACGTAGGTGCTGGACGCGTCCGAGCGCGTGAGGTACCCGGACAGGTCCGGAGTCTGCCCGCCCCCGCCCAGCTGAGCCTGAGCGAGCTCCGCCTTGGTGGCGTAGGTAGTGGCGGCGGTGGCCGACGGCAGGGCGGCGTCGGCCGTCGCCTTGACGGCGTCGATACGGCCGCTCAGGACAGCGTCGCCCTGCGTGCTCTCCTCCTTAGAGGCCAGGCCGGATGCCTCGCTCTTCGTCAGGAAGCGCTGGTCAGCTCCCTCTCGGCTGTACCATGTGAGATCGGCCATAGCCGGTTACCTCCAGGTGAGTGATCCATTGCCAAGGTCTATGACCTCGGCCCTATCCATAGCCTCAAGGATACCTGGAGTGTCCGCATCCCGGACACTCCGACCACCTGGACGGACAAGGCCGTCGTCGAGACTTCGCCAGGTAAGGACTCCGCCCCCGAGATCCACAATCTCGGAAGGGTTGGCGGCCTCCAGGACGTCCGGGCTGCTGGTGCGGCGGACCTCGCTACCTTCGGAGGTCAGGATTCCGTCTGTCGGCGGCTGAGGTGCTGGGGGAGTCGGGGGAGTTGGGGGTGAGGGGACGTCCGTAAGGAGATCGGCCAGCGTGAGAGTCTGGCCGGCGGAGATTGTTGCCCGCCGGCGGATGTGGGCCCCGGAGTCTCCGGGGATATTGAGATCTATCTCATAGTCTCCTGGTAGGACGGCCGCCGACCTACCTGCCTGACCGACCAGATATCCGTGAGGGTCGATCCGGAAGGAGGCCTGACCCGCGAGGACGGCCCCGGCCGGAGGGCCGGCGGTAGGGGTGGCCGGGCGAAAGGTCACCCGGCCCATGCGTCCTAATCCGTCCGGCCCTACGACGCGTCCGGTGACTGTGGCGGTGGGGGAGGTCATCTGGGCTCCTGACGTAACGGTTTAGTCTCAGTCTTTACTCTATCAATCCGATCATGTAATGACTGGACCTCCATGTAGAGGTGGGACCGATCGGTGCGGGCATCATTGCGGACGCCCTCGATCTGCACCTCCAGGCGGGCCATGCGGGCGTCGTGCTGCCGGTCCGACTCACGAAGGTCGTCGACCGACGCGGTCAGGCGGGCCAGCCCGTCCAGGACCTGGCCGAACTTGGAGTCGAGGTCATCCCGCAGGTTCGAGTCGTGGTTGTTGTGGACGCCCTCCGAGGCCGACTCGGCCGCGTCGGCCGCCCTCACGATGTGAGCGTTCAGTCGAGTCATCCTCTCCTCCAGGCGCTGCTGCTGCTTGTTGATCGTGACCCTGAGCCAGGTGATGAGTGCGGCCAGCAGGGCGGTCCCCGCCGTGATGACCTCCGGCGAGGAGAGCACTGCGAGGATCGGCGAGGACTGCCCTGCTGCATCCATGGGACTGCCTCAGCCGGCCAGGCCGGAGGCGTGGCGCGGGGTGTAGGTCTCCTCGGCGGCCGAGGCCACGGCGCGGTCGGTCTCCTCGGGCAGGGAGAACGACTTCAAGATCGAGACGAGAGTGGCGGCCCCGGCGATTCCGAGAGCGCCCTTCCAGTCCAGCCCGAAGAGCGAGGAACCGACGCCGAAAGCGCCGACCAGGGACTGAGCGAAGGTGGAGATGGCTCGCTCGGCGAGACCCTCCCAGAACGTTGCAGAGGCGTACTTCATATGTGCTCCTTCCATAGGTAAGGGCAGGGACCCAGCTGAGTCCCCGCCCTTAGTGTAGCCCTATGAGTCTGTGAGGCTTCAATAGGTTACGCCGATGTCACGACCTCACCACAGCCGGAAGCTGTTGGCCTTGGAGGCGTTCAGCGCCATCTGGAGCGCCGAGACCGTAGCCTCGCCGAAGTCTCCGTCGACCCAGTCACCGAAGGACCAGCCCGACGGCACGCCCGGCTTGTTCCAGGCGAGCACGAGGTACTGGAAGACCTTCACCATGTCTGAGTCCCACCCACGGTCCTCGGGGAGCCGGTACATGCCGGTCAGCTGCTGGATCGAGGACGCCGGCACGGCCTTGTTGAGGAACCGGCGCAGGTTGGCGACGGCGTAGACCTCCTCGTAACCAACTGCCCCCATGACCGACTTCAGCCGGCCGACGGTGGCAGCCCCGTACTCCCCGTCCACGGCGAGCTGAGCCTCTCCGGAGGCGGCCGCGGAGACGGTGGCCGACGCCCCGCCCCCGATCATCCGATCCCACGCAGCGCGGTCGCGCAGCCTGTTCAGGTCCAGCGTGCCGCTGTAGCCGGGTAACCGGCCGTCCTCGGTGTACTGGTGGATGATTGGGGAGCCCCAGTAGGAGACGTTCGGCACGGCCGGGTCAGAGTAGGACTGCCCGTAGTCCGAGTAGTCTGGCCCGCCCGCGTACCAGAGCGGGTACTCGCGGGCCACGCTGGACCAGTCGTAGCCGTTCAGGGCGGAGCCGTTCATGTAGATACCCGGCGTAGAACCCGTCAGGGACCGCACCGTGTCCAGGAAGGTCTTCGCCCAGCCCGGCCCCTGAGGCACCGCGTTCGCCTCCCAGTCGAGCCAGAGCGTCGCCTTGCCTCGGAACGAGCCGACAGCGGACACGAAGTAGCGGGCCTGGGCCGCCGCGTCACCGGGGCGCGCGAAGTGGTAGAAGCCGAGCCGCTTCGAGGCTTCGAGAGTGGCGTTGGCCTGCGAGACCATGTACGGGTTGATGTAGTCATCATTCTCGGTGGCCTTGACGATCACGAAGTCGGCCCACAGGGCGGCCACGTTCAGGCCCGCCTGGTGGCTAGAGATGTCGATGCCGTGCGCGTGCGCCGGGGCGCTCGGGGCGGACGTAGACGCTGGTGCGGGCTTGGCCTGGGCCTTGCCTCCAGTGAACTCGGGCCACTGCGACAGGAACTTCCCCTCGTCGAAGCGGTGGCAGCTGGTCCACGCCCCAGCCTGGGTGTGGGGGTGGCTGGAGTAGCGGACCGTGCGGGTCTCACCTCCGGACTGGTCGCCGAGGTAGCCGTCGATACTCCCATCCTCAGCGATCCACGCCTCAGAGACGAGAGGGTCACTGCCGTCCTCGACGGCGATGACCACGTGCCCCCTGCCGCCCTCATTTGCGGCGGAGAGGATCACGTCACCGACGCGGAACCCCCCGGCCGGAGTGAGGTCTGAGTCATTCCACGAGACCTCGTTGAAGCCGCGAGCCTCCAGGCCGGGACGCATATTGCCCGTCCAGTGGTCATTGATCTCGGGCAGGGCGGGGTGGCCCCAGGCCGCCCCGTAGGTGTCGTGGATGCCGTAGCAGATCGCCCCACACACGAGGCTGGAGCAGTCGGCGTTCTGGGGCGAGGACACGTGCCCCTGCCAGTCGGCGTTGGCGTACCAGGTGCGGCGGTCGGGCTGGCTGTAGCCGACGTCCTCCTGGTCGCAGATTCGGCGGGCGATGCGTGCCGCCACAGACTGAACTGTCACTTGCTCTCCTTAGGGGCTGCACGGAATGCCTCGAGGCGGGCCTCGAGGTCGGAAACTCGGGCCTCGGCGATGACGGCGCGCTGCGTAAGGCGCGCCACCTCGGCCGTGAGGCCGCCAATGACGGCCATGGCGTCTACCTGCTCTCCCGCCTGCGCGGCGGATGAGGTGTCGTTCATTTGCTGTATCCTTCCGGTTTCGTGGCGGGCCCGTACAGGCCGCCGCCCATGGACATGTCGTCAGGCAGGGAGCCCTCACCGCCCTGACTGCTTCCGCCCCCGGGAGACGGCGGAGGGAGGTGCCAGACGGACTCCCGAGCATAGTCTCGCATGATGGGCTCCCCGTTCTCGGCGACCTCATGGTCAATCATGCGGGCCCCCTTGACCAGCACGGCCACCGTCGTGCCGGGAGCGCCCATGACATCGACGCGCCATTCCTCAGGGTTGGAGCGATCCAGCACGGCCCGGGCACCGTCACTGGCGAAGACGACCCATGGGGCCTTTGCAGATGCGATCAGGGGAACGTAGTCCGGCAGGTCCCAGCGAGCGCGGCCCTCGGAGTTGAGGGTCAGGTTCTCCCAGTACTCGATCCCGTCGTATGGGGACTCGGTGCTGGCGTGCATCAGCCACAGCCCGCCGCGCTTGGCGGACAACCTAGGCACCCTCATGGAGAAGTTCTTGGTCCCGGTGATGTGCACTCCAGTATTGGATATCCACACCTGATTCGTGGGGCCAAACTGCATCGTCGTGGTGTTGCCGTCGGCCCAGAACCTCGGATAGTTCTCACCCATTGGGCGGATGTGAAGCTCCCCGCGGCCAACGTACAGTCTCGCCTGGTTATCGACCTTCGTACCGAATGAGAATCCCCGGTCGTTCATCCACCAATACACCTCAGAGGCTTGCAGATTCAGCCCGAGGTTGTTGAACGAGAATGAGGATCCTGCCCTGCCTCCCCCTCCGCCAGGCGTGTACATCGAGATAGCCGCGGTCCCCACCGTCAGGTTAGGGGACAAGCTCCCTAGTCGCTTCGGGTAGGGGCTTTGAATGCGCAGGGAGGGTTCCCCAGTGGACGCCTTGGATATAGAAATTGTCCCGTCCCACCAGTTATCGTGCAGAGAGTTGAATGATAGGCCACAGCCATACCGGGACCCGTTGAACTCATCCAGGCCGTTCTCGCGCGCGACGATGTTGTTGAACCACACCTCAGACCACGTGTCTCGTCGTCCGAGGCGGCCGTTGATTGTAATCTCCCCCGACTGGGCGTTGACGTCCATCGCCTTCCAGCCGTCTTGAGCGTAGACCTGAATACCTCCGCTGGAAATCTTGATCCCACGGTTACTAGCCCGCTCCGACTGGATCGTGGCGCCGGTGATGACCTGACCGTCGATAGCGCCGCCCTGGATGTTGGAGGCGCTGACGGAGTTGGCGGCCAGCATGCCGGCCTTGATCTGCTCGAACTCGCCCTGACCCGCGGTGATGATCTCCGTCCACACGTGGTGGGCGGTAGCGTTCACGAAGGAGGCGTTGCCGGTGACGGTGAGCTGGTCAGTCGTGATCTCCAGGAATCGTCCGACGTCGGAGGCGATCTTCCGGGCGGTGACCTCGGCGATGCTGGCCGAACCAGCGGTCAGCTTCCCCACGTCGAGGTTGCTGATCTGCTCGCTGGTGACCTTCATCCGCTCCCAGGTAGCGCCGTCCCACCGCCACTCAGCGACGATGTCGAGAGTCTGGGCGTCCTGTACGCGGCAGGTGTCGCCGACGGAGGTCCCCGAGAAAGGAGGCACCGTGTCTGAGGTGCCGCGGATGTAGGACACCTCCCCCATGGAGGTGCGGATACGCCGCACGGCGGACTCCATGGTCGCGGCCGTTAGCTTGGAGACCGTCTTGGAGTAGTCGTCACCGGCCTCCTCCCACTTCCACCCCTTGGGGGAGTAGACGACGGTTGAGCCCGGGGCGTCCCTTGAGTTGGACGGGGCCGATTGGCCGGGGGCGGCGAACGCCGGAACGGTTACGTACTGGCCGCCTCGCGCCCCCGATCCGGCGAGGAACGGATTCGTGGGGCCAGCCATCAGAGAACCTTGATGATGTAGGGCAGGGCGATGTACGGGGAGCGCACGTCGACCGGCTGCGACCCCCCGGTCGAGATGGCGATAGGCGTGCGCCCGCTAGTCGCCGTACCTGTCGAGGTCAGGTAGGTGTACCCGCTACCGGACTCACCCGCCCCGATGTCCTGATTGGCCTTCTTCGCTTGGAAGCGTCTCCCGGAGTCCTCAACCTCACCGATCTGGTGCGTGTGTGCGGGCATCTGGTTGACGCTCAGCGTGACGGAGCCGGAACCGCCCTTGTCTCCGATCCGGTACGAGTTGCCGGTGCCGACGGCGGAGCGGTCCCGGATGTCCGGCAGTCGGAAGTTGCTGGGGGAGGTGGACCCATAGGCAGTGCCAAGGGCTGCGAACAGCTTGGCGTATGCATTGCGCTCCAAGAGACGCCCGTCACAGCGCATCCAGCCCTCCGGGTCGCGCTCGGCGCCGAACATGGCGATGGTCCCAATCGGGATCGCCTTCTCCAGGGCGGAGCGGATGCCTTGGGCGATGTCCTGGACCTGCTTCAGAATCTCGGCCGGCTGGCCGGCGACCTTCGTCTCTAGGTTGGTCACGCCGCGTGTGGCGGCGGAAATGCCGTCCTCGATACGAGTGAGGTCCGCGGCGGTGATCCTGGTCTCGTTGGCTCCGAACCCGTCTCGCCACTGCTTGGTAGCCACGTACTCTTGCATCACTTATCTCCTTCTGCTCGGAGGACGAAGATTCGCCCGTCAGGTGCGATCCACATGCTGGACCCTATTGTCCCACTATCTGGCGGGACGGGACCTGACGAGACTAGGTTGACGGCGACCTGAGTCATCGCGTCGGTCAGGTGCCTCATCTCCTTGAGGGTTCCCTCGCGGGCCGCCTGCTGCAAGGCCGAGCTGCCCTTGAGCTTGTCCTCGACCGACTTGGCGATGGCGTCGGCGTCGATGTTCTGCTTCAAGGTTAGGGTGCTGGCAGCGCCCCACGCCGACCGGTTCCCGGCCCGGTCGTAGGTCCGCAGACGCACCTCGTACTCCCGCATCTCCAGCCCGGCGACGGGGGTCCTCTGCATCGGGTTGGGCATCGTCGCCAGGACGCCTGGAGCCCGGCCGGGCAGCTGGACGCTGATCTCGACCCCGGCGAAGTCGGCCGGCATCCCCTCGCCGCCAGCGCCGCGCAGCGGCCACCATACGTCCAGCACCCCGAGAGTCTGCGACAGGGTGGGCGCCGGCGGGACCGGCGGCGGCGTGGCGTCGGTGGCCATCGTCTCGATGATCTCGGCAGACCACCTGCCCGTAGTCTCCCGCGTAACCGCTCTCACGCTGAAGGCGTACTGCCTGCCCGGGATCAGCTCCGCGACCTCGGCAGTCGTTCCGGTGGACGTACTCATGCGCCCGGCCTTGTAGGGGACCTCACGGATCGAGATGTCGTAGCCGGTGACGTCCACGGCCACGCCGAGGGTATCCGTCGTCACCGCCTGCCACTGGAGAGTGGCGACGGCCTCGGCGTCACCTCGAGCGCCGATGACGGCGGCCGAGGACACTATGAGGCCCTGCGGCGGGACCGGGGCGTACTTGCTCTGAGGAGTCTCCGGACGGGGGTTCTTCCCGTCGGAGTTGACGGCTCCCAGCACGCCCTTCTGGCGCTTGGCCAGGCGCGACAGGACGTCGTCGAGCATGGTCCCGAAGGTCGTGTGCCCCAGGCAGCGCCCGTTCTCAGTCACCGAGATTGAAATCTGAGTGACGCGCATCTTCTCCAGGCCCTTGCCGCGCTCGACCTGAATCCAGTCGCCCAGCCCGTAGTCCTCGAAGGGCAGCCACTGGAGATCGTCTGCCTCCCACTCGCGTTTCACCTCCGCCGCCGGCGTGGCGCCAGTCTTGAGGGTCAGGTCCGCCACGCGACGAGCCGTAGCCTCCAGCTCGACGCCGCCGGCGCTGACGACCTTCTCGGTGCGAGGCATCCCCGCAGGGGCCTCCGGGTTGGGGAAGGTCCACGTACGTCCGCCGTCGCCCTTCACGAGGACGTGGGTGCACAGCTGGGACCAGTCCAGCTTCTCAGGGGCCGAGGACGTCCCGGCGCCCAGGCGCCACACGACGGCACTGTTCTCGCGCTTCAGAGCGGAGTCGGCGTTGTAGACCTGGAGCGTGCGCCCGCGCCACCGGTAGTCGATCATGCCCATGTTCGTGAGCGTGTCGAGGATCGACTTGATGGAGACCGATGGGTCGAAGGCGATGGTTGTCTGGAACGCCCAGCCCTGCCCGGCCGAGTCGGTAGAGGTGCTGACGTCGAGCGTCAGCCCGGCCCCCCAGCCGCGCTTGACGGCGGCGTCCCACACGGTGCGCAGAATCTCTCCGGCGTTGCGGGAGTTGAACTTGTACTTGCCGTCCTTGTCCATGGCCGCGAACGGGACGTTCCACACGAGGGCGCCCTCCAGGCGGTGACCGATGTGGATGAGGTCGGCGCGGCGGTGCTCGGTGCCGTCGTCCACGAGGTTCCACTCCGAGGACAGGTTGACGAAGCGGGCGTTGTACGGCTCGTGCCAGGTCTGGCCGTCGTAGCAGAGCTCGACGGCGATCTCCACGGAGGAGTCCAGCAGACCGCCCCGCACGCCTTGGTCACCGTTTGGGTACGACAGGGTGAGCGACGGGGTGGCCTGCCGCGGGCAGGTGAACGTGCCGGCCAGGGCGTCGGGTAGGACCCCGAGCCGGGCGCCTGCCTGCTCGTAGGCGACGTAGCGCATGGCCATGCCGCGCGCGTACTGAGGATCGCGGGGCATCAGTAGGCCATCCTTCCGCGGAAGCGGCCGGCCGTCCCGGTCAGTGTCATCGAGATTCGCCCGTCAGCGTTGGGAGTGGCCCGGAAGCCTCCCGGGCTCATGGAAATCTCGCCATCGGCCGGGCGGGCCTCAGGCTTGACCTCCCATTCCTGGGACGGGTTCTTCCAGGCCCGGTAGCGGGCGATGTCGACCAGCAGCCGCTCCCCGCCGTTCAGGGTTCCGGTGAAGGTGAACGAGGTACCTGAGACGTTGTCCTTGACGGTGCAGGTCTGCGCGGTCGGCTCCAGGAGGAGCTTCCCGTCTGAGATGGGCATGGTGCATCCGTCGAACTTCGACATGTCGTCCAGGCGGGCCACGAGATCACTGGTACCTCGCCACAGGCCTGAGACGATCTCGTAGGTGATCGTGAACGAGATCGTCTCCGAGTGCGGGTCGAAGATCGGCTCGACGGAGGACGACGGGCGCACCAGCGCCTCCCTCACGGGGGAGCCTTGAGTAGTGTACTGGAGGGTCTGGAGACGGCCGAAGGCGTACAGGCGGCGCAGGAGGTCCTGATAGTTCTGCTCCAGGCGGGCCAGGCCGCCCTTGCAGCGGTTCCCGTTCCGGCCGTCCTCCCAGGAGAACACGGTGAACTTCAAGGCGACGGTGGCGGACTTGAGCACGCTCGGCGCGATGGGGAGCACTCCGAACCGACCCGGGATGCTGACGGAGGCGTTCCAAGGCTCGCCGCGGGTCGACAGAGTCGTCCCCTCGGCGAGCACCCAGCGCCCCATCGGGTCATCGAGGTCGGCCCCGTCCAGTGAGTAGATAGCCATGGGTGGGTGACCCTCCTCAGATGATCGCGGCCAGTCGCAGCCCCTCGGCTACCTCGTCTCGAGTCTTCGAGTCCGGCTTGGCCTGCGGATAGTTGTTGGTGATGTTGATTGTAGCGCCTGATCGGCTTCCCTTATCAAACGATCCGGTGGACTCCGGGGCCGGGTTCGGGCGCCCGGTTGAGGCGCGCGCCGGGAGCGGCTGCACGTTTGCGCTCAGACCGATCGTGGCGGGCTTGGACAGGTCCTCGGTCAGGCCCTGTAGCGAGGAGCGCACGGCCCCGTACTGGCTCTCCAGGCCCTTGATGAGGCCCTGCATGATGAGCTCACCTGCAGGCGTGAGCAGGACCTTGTCGACGGGGGCCGGGCCCTTCCAGGACGGGAGCATGTCGGTCAGCGAGGACAGCTTGTTCTTCACCGAGGAGAACATCGAAGAGATGCCGTCAAGGAGGCCCTTGATGATGCTGACACCGGCGTCCCACAGCCACGATGCAGCACCAGAGAACACGTTCTTGATGCTGGTGGGGATATTGCGGACCGTGTTCAGCATGCTGCTGATCCAGCTGGAGACCGTGCTCACGATCCCACTCCACATGGAAGATGTGATGCTGGTGACGTATGACCAGCCGCTGCTGATGAGGTTGCGGACCCAGTTGATGGCACTAGAGACGGTGGAGGTGATCGAGTTCCACACGTCATTGATGGTGTTCCACACAGAGTGCCAGGCCGTGGAGGCCAGCGACATGATCTGGCTGCCGAAGATGCCGAACTGGCCCTTGATGATGTTCCAGATACCTTCGCCGATGGTCTTGATGCCGTTCCAGGCCCCAGACCAGTCGCCCTTGATGACAGCGAGGACGGTCTCGATGATGCCCTTGATGACCTGGATCGCTCCAGTCACGGTGGACATGATTCCGTTCCACGACGCCATCACCAGGGGCATGAGCCACTGCATGACCTGCCCCACCAGCTGGATCGCGGGGATGAGGGCCGACGCTAGGGTCTGCACCAGTGTGACGATCGGCGGCAGAATCTGCGGCAGATACTCTGAGATGATCGGAGCCAGCTGGGCGATGATCTCCGAGATCACCGGGATCAGGGCTTGGATCACCGGCAGTAGCGCGGCGGACAGCTGCTCGATGATCGGCGTGAGGATCGGGACCAGCTGCTGGAAGACCGGGGCCAGGCCCTCGACCAGCTGGGCGACGAGCGGGGCGATGGCGGCGAGAAGCGAGCCGGCCACGGTAGCGATGGCGCCGAACGCCTGGCCTAGCGCCGGCATGGCCGGGGCCAGGGCCTGCACGGCCGTCAGGACGCCCTGGAAGAACGCCGTCAGCCCGCCCTGGAAGGCGGGGTCCTGGAGGGCGGCGGAGATGCCCTTGAGCCCGGTCTCGATGATCTGCCCGACCAGGGGCAGGATCGTGGAAAGGGTCGGGGCGAGGGAGGTGAACGCCTGACCCAGGGAGCCGACTCCGGCGAAGGCGTGGGAGGCGGCGTCCCCCATCGCGCTGAAGATCGTAGACAGGGTGCCCTGCCACAGCGGCCCGTTGACGGCCTTGTTGGCGCTGTCGAGGGCTGTAGCGATGGAGTCGATGGGCGCCGAGCCGGAGGCCATGGCCTTGAAGACTCCTCCCAGGATGCCTCCCAGGTCGAAGACGATGTCCTTCAGGGTGCCGAATGTCTTGGCCGCGGCCTGGATGGCCTGATCCATCTCTCCCGAGGCGGTTTTGGCCTGCACCCACGCCTGGAAGGAGTAGGCGACCCCGTTGGCCCACGACGCTATCGACGGCAGGTACTTCGCGCCAACCTCGCCCAGGCTGAGCAGGGCGTCGGTGAACGCCCCGGCGCCGTCGCCACCGATGTCCATAGCCTCGGCCAGGTAGCCGAGCGACGCCTGGAATCCGGGAATGTGATCCTGCGCGGCGGACGCGACGGCCGACGTCATGGAGCCCATGGCTGAGGCCACGTCCGAGATGGCCGGCGTCAGGGCCTCCAGGCCGTTGGTAATGAGGGACCGGACCGATCCCTCGGCCTCGCCCCAGAACGACGTCGAGATGGAGTCCTGAAGAGCCTCGAAGGACGGCCCCAGGTCCTCGAGCACCGTGGAGGCGTCGGACATGGCGGCCGCGAAGATGCCGATCCCGGCCGCGGCCGCGCCCAGGATGCCCGGCATGGCGAGCAGGGCTGGCAGCGTGTGGGCGAGGCTGACGCCGAACTGGGCCACGGTCCCGAGACCGGCCCCGGCGATGGAGGTCAGGCCGAGGATCGCGGTCCCGGCCCCGGCCGCCTTGACCGCAAAGGTGTCCAGGTTTGTGAACAGCTCGTTGAGCGAGTTCTTCAGGTTGCCGAAGATGTTCCCGCCGCCGAGGGCCTTGAGCTGCGCAGCCACCTTCGCCAAGGACGCCTTGGCGAGGCGGGCGTGGATGTCTACGAAGTACGGCTTCTTGGTCAGCCGGGCCAGGTCTAAACGGGCCTTGCCGTCGTCCAGGTCGGCGTTGACGGTCGCCTTGCCGTCGAGCTTGTTGAGCTCGTGCTTCAGCTTTTTCTTGGAGGCCTCGGACAGGTGGGCGTGGGCCTCGATGTCTCCGCCCAGCTTCTTCAGCTCCGCCTGAAGCTTCTTTCGGGAGGCGTCGTCCAGCTCTGCGTCAGCCTTGATCTTGGCGTCGAGGCCGGCGATCTGCTCCTTGAGCTTGCGCTGAGCCGCCTTCTCCAGCGAGACGTCCACGCGGACGTCCGACTTGATGTTGGCGATGCGCTCCTTGATCTCGGCGACGTCCTTGCCGTCGATCTCGATCTTGGCATCGATGGCGGCCTCGGTCTTGCGAATCGCCTCGAGGGCCTTCTTCCGGGACTTCTCGTCGAGGTCCACGCGAGCCTTGATCGCGGCCTTCATCTCGTCTAGCTCGCGGCCGATCTTGGCCACGGCGTTGTCGTCCAGGACTGGCCTGACCGGCGTGCGCCACTCGGCCTGGCGGAGCTTCTGCTTGATCTCCTCCAGGTCGCGCTTGGAGATACCGACGTCGGGGGACGCCTTCGTCTGTGCGATGGCCGTCTCGATGCGGCGCAGGTCCTTCGGGTCGATCTTGGCGTTGACCTGGAGCACGAGGCCGTCGAGCGCGTCCTTGACGGAGTCGCGCATCTCGCGCGCCCACTTCTCTGCGGCGCGCTCGATTCGCTTGCCGATCTTCTTGAGGCTCTTCTCGATGCCTCGCTCAGCGTCGCCTCGGAAGTCGCGCGCGTCAGCGCCGACCTCTACGACGACCTCGCCGATCTTGTCTGCCACGGGCTACCTCCCCGCTCGTACGTCGAGCGGGCGGCATCGCGGCCCGACTCCTGTCTGAGGCCATGATACCGCCCGCATAGGCGTGTCCTATAGGTGCTGTCACATCCCGAGGGCCGACTTAAGGGACCCGAAGCCCGACGACTCGTTGCCCGAGTACCACGGGCTGCGCGGGTTGGTGACCACGACGCCCTTGGGCGGTAGCCACAGATCCCTCTTCAGCTTCTCGGTAGCGCCCGCGTCCTCGGCGTTGCGGGTGAGAATCCACCACATGACGTGGCAGAATCGGTTCAGGGGCAGGGTTTCCAGGTCGATCCCGTGCCCGAGGCAGAACCCGTCGATGTAGTCCCACTCCGCGTGTGCCGAGGCCAGGAGGCGCTGGATCACGTAGGGGGGTTCTCCCCGGCCTCCTCCATGACCGCCGAGATTAGCTCGGTCAGGTCAGGGATATCGAGGTCGTCGGCGGGGTTCTTCAGTCGCTTGACGACCTCGGCGCCAGTCTCCTTGCCGAAGAGGACGTGGCACCACTTGGCCAGGCCCTCGATGATCTTCTCCGAGTCCTCGTCGGCGTCCTTGAGCGCCTGGGACAGGAAGATGGCGACGGCGGCCTTCGGGGGGCGGACCTTGTACTCGGTACCGACCAGCTCAACGGTGATGGACTTCCGGGTCTTGCCGGGGATCGTGATAGTAGCCATGAGGCGATTCTAATGGAAGTCAGAGGGCTTGATAAGCCGGACCGCGTCCCGAACGAAGTGGGCGCCCTTAATGCCCTTGACCCACTTCGCGAAGACGGTCTGGCTGGACCTCTTCGGGGTGAAGACCATGCGCTGCGCCTTGACCGGGCCGTGGGCACGGGTGCCCTTCTCCTGGTAGGCGGCGTAAGGCGTGCGAGCCCCAATCTCGAAGGTCGGGTTCAGCGGGTGCTTACCGAAAACGCGCTCAATGGTGACGGAGTTCACCATCCGGCCGGAGTTCACGCGTCCCTTGGCCCGGATGTTGCGCTGGATGCGCCCTTGCGTGCGCTTGGACGCCTTCAGGGCGGCCTGCTTTGTGATCTGGGCCACCTTATCCTCACTGATGGGGCCCCTGAATCGTACTCTTACGTGAACCATGTCACACTTTTCTAATCAAACAATTTCATGGGCAGCCGAGCCGGACCGTGAAGGTCCACTCGCCGGCCACACAGCCGCCGTCGGGACCCACAGGGGCCCACGCCATGTCGTCGGCGTTCGTGGACGACGTGAGGAACTTCCCTAGATCCGCCATGTCCTGGTTCAGGACGGCCGCGTCGGCCGTCAGGTCGTAAGGGCGCGGCCCCCGGCCGCGATCATCTACGACCTCGACGCAGCGCAGCGTCCCGAGCGCGTAGGTCGCGGCCCAGTAACGCACCGAGCACGCCTCGCCGTCGGCGGCGCGGGGCCCGAAGAGCGGAGAGACTGATACGGTGCGGACGTAGAGGTGCCCCGCGCAGCACTCGTCCCAGGCCACCTCGGCGCCGGGCGCGACGTAGGCCTGAGAGACGGCGTTGGACAGCGCGGCCGCCCCGCCCTTGAGCAGGGCGAGCGCGGTGGAGTGGACGACGGACGGCACCGGCGAGGCGGCTCGCCCCGACAGAGCCGCGTAGTCCTCGTTCTGGGCGCGGTTACGGCGCGTCAGCCTCGGCGCGGGTCTCACCAGATCACCCCGCCTCGGCGGTTGGAAGGCAGCCGGCGCGCGTAATCGTCGGGGTTGTAGGCCCGGGCGGCCTGGCGGGGCTTGCGGATCGAGGCGACCCAGGAGTCCACCAGCCAGATGCCGGTCCGACCCTCCTGCATCTCTTCGAAGTCGTCCTGCACCTGCACGGTGACGCCCTGGCGGGTGACCGACTGAAGGCGCGCCGGCAGCGCGCAGTCGCGGTCCATGCAGGCCGCCTTGGCGAGCTCGAGCGCGAGCACACCCGCCGCGACCTGACCGCCCTCAGGAACCGGCACGCCCTGGGAATAGCGAATCTCCCAGGTGCCCTCCTCGGTCGTCGGCCGGGAGAGGTCTTGTACCGCAGGGAATACAAGCGGAACATCGGGGCCGAGCGGTGAGGTGCGCCCCGTGAGCTGGAGCACGGAGTGGTTGATGAGGCGGTACGCGCCCGGCGGGAGCACCTTGCCGTTGATCGTGACCTGGTGCACACGGTGGACGTTACCAGGCAGGCGGATGGCCGGAGTCCCTGCGGTGTGGGTGCAGTAGGGGCCGCACAGGCCGCACACGACGTCGTGCAGAACGCCGCCCAGGCGGAAGGGCAGGAAGCCTCGTAGGTAGTCCTGGGACTGGTAGGTGGGCGGCGGCACGCAGTCGGCCGGCTCGGGCCGGATCACGACGATGTCAGTCCCGAACCGGCGGCCGGTCCACTCCCACAGGAGCTGGGTCGCCATGGCCTCGAAGGTGTGCTGCTGCTGCTCCGGCCGACCTGACTCGTCCAGATACTCCGCCAGGTCCTCGCACGCGCTGTAGGAGACCGGCCAGTCTCCGGGCCCGTAGCCCCTCTCGATGTCCTGCATGCCCTCTCCTACGGCGCGTACGTGGCGCGGGATGGCTACGCCGCCAGTCATAAGCGGTGCCCGCACGGAAGAGTATACCCATAGGCGCCTCCTAAGGGGCGTGGAGGAGGTTTCACGTGAAGCCGGTATGGTGACAGCCCCGCAGGGCGTTTGCGTGCTCTACGGGGCTGTCAGTGCCTCTGAGGGTATCAGGGGACGGTGACGGGCTGGTCGCTGTCCGGCGGGGGAGCGAGAGCCGTGTCGATCATGAGGAGGTGGTCGAGCGGGTCGAGGGCGGTGGGGAGCTTCGCGTTGACGAAGCCGCCCCCGGCGTTGGCCTTCTTGACCACGTCGTAGGGGCCGACGCCCCAGGCGTTACCGGACTTGGTGGCAGCGCCGGTCATGGAGAACGAGATGGCGTCCTCACCAGTGACCTCGATGTCGCCTATGGTTCCGGAGGTGAGGAAGGGCAGCAGCAGGTAGCCGCTGGCGTCCTCAGCACCGGCCGCACAGGCCTGGCCGGACAGGCCGGTCCACAACTCGAGCGCGAACTTCTTCTCGATCTTGCCGTAGGCGACCTTGAAGCCGGCGATGTCGCCCTCGTGGTCCAGGTACTTCGTGGCGTTGGTCACGATGTCCAGGACCGAAGGGTTCACACCACAGAATCCGAGCTCGACCGTGAAGTACTTGAAGGTGTTGGACTGCTTCTCGTTGACGCACAGGGAGCCGTCGGCCTTACGGACCGTGATCTCCGTGCCGTCCTCGACCTCGGCGGCGAGCTTGACCGACACGAAGCCGGAGGTGGCCACCGGCTTGTGCTGGGCCTTGTCGAACTTGCCGCAGGTGTCCAGCGGGGTGACGCGGATGCGCTTCCCCAGCACTGGTGTGTATGAGTGCGTCTTAGCCATGGCTCAGCGCATCCTTTCCGTTGGTGTTGGAGTTGGTGAGTAGGTCATCTGGGCTCAGAACTGGCGGGCCACGTATTTGCCGGTGCCGGGGTCCGTGGACACCTTCACGAAGTAGGCATCGTCCGGGTTGAACGCGATGACGTACTGCCGCTCGGCGACCGCCGTCAGATCGTTCGTGCCCTTGTCGAAGCCGCCTGCCCCGTTGGTCGAGGTGAAGACGTCTCCGCGGTAGATCAGGATCGGCCCGGTGGACGCGATGATCGGGGGAGTGTCGTCGTAGCCGTCGCCGAAGACCACGGGGGTCCCCATGCGGGTGTAGGACTCCCCGGTCCGCGGGTCCGTGTCGATGTACAGGCGCCCCGCGAGCATCGACCCGAGGCGCTGCGAGAGGTGGAACGTCGGAGCCACGCCAGGGGTGTGGGCGTACTTCTCAGCGGCGTTCCAGGCGCCCTCGGCGGGCTGGGCGCCCGAGTCGTTGGCCCACTCCTTGGCGCGCTTGAGAGCGGGGCCCGTGCCGCCGACGCCGTTCCACAGCGCCTTCTCGACCGCGTACTCCTCGTACTGGGCGAGGCGCTGGGCCGCGATGGCGACGGCCTCCTCCGGGGAGTGGTCGAGGGGCGTGGTGCGGAACGTGGCGTAGACGGTCAGCGGCTCCATGGACTCGACGGTCACGCCCTTGGGCTTGTCCAGGACCTTGGGCAGGCCCTTGACGGTGCCGGGCTTCTGATACTGACCGATGGTGCCGACGTCGGTGCGCGCGACGTCTTCCCAGGTGACGCCGTTCTCCCAGCGGATCGAGGAGTCCTCTATAGGGGCGAACCGGGAGAAGAGGCCGCCCTTCAGGCGCTGAGTGACCGGCGCCTCGATGCGCTGCTTAGGTGCGATGATGGGCATCTGTCCTCCTTGCTGGACGGTGACTGGCTAGGGATGGTCACGGGGCGGGCGGGGACTTGCCGCCGCCCGCCCCGGAGTCATCACTTGGCCGGGTCAGCCGTGCCGTTGGCGAGAAGCTTGATGCCGGTGCCGGTGCCACCGTTCGGGTTGATCGGCACCGTCACGACGCGGGCGTCGTGGCCGCGCTTGGCGACCAGGTAGCCCTCCTCGGTGAACAGGGCGGTGTAGTCGTTCTGACCGAGCAGGACCGAGTCGTAGACGGTGTCCAGGGTGATGACGTCCTGGCCGCCCTTGACGAAGGTGCCCGCAGAGTAGAGCAGGAACTTCAGGCTGAGGCCCCAGACCTTGAAGTCACTGGCTGCGCCGGTCAGGGCCTGCCAGTCGTAGACGAACTGCGGGTTCACGCCGCGGGCCTTGAACCAGGCGTCGATGCGGGCGTCGTTGACGTCGGTGAGGTCAACACCCTGACGGCGGGACAGGTCGGTGCGGATGGCTCCGTGGACCCAGTAGGGGAAGACCGCCTCCAGGGTGGTGGAGCGGGAGAGGCGCTGCGCGTAGCGGTAGTGCTCGACCTGGAGCTCGATCGCGGTCAGGATCGGGGCGGCAGCGCCGATCTGGCCGGAGTCCATGGAGACGGCGGTGGACTGAAGCTCCATGGAGGCGATGATCCGCTCGCTCATCTTGTGCTCGTGAGCGACGAGGGCGCCGCGGATAGTGCGGGCGACAAGCTCGGGGTAACCACGCTGCTGGAGCAGGTTGGCCTGGATGTGGATACCGGCCGCAGAGAGGCGGACCTCCTCGAACTCGGTGCAGGGCACGTTGTAGACGGGCTTGGCGCCGACCTTGTTCGTCGGGTCGGTGGCGGAGGTGGGCTGGTACTTGCCGGCCTTCGCCTCCTCCTCGGTGAAGTTGAAGGAGGGAGCCGCGTAGAGGTCGGCGAACTTGGGGCCCTTGGTGAACTTGATGCCGCCGCGGGTGACGTTGATCTCAGGCAGGGAGATCAGGCCGTCGCGGGACTCGTCCTCGAGCAGGTCGTAGACGGTCTCGGAGGGGGCGCACCAGCCGCCGGCCGCGACGAGGGAGCCGCCGGGCAGGTTCTTCTCATTGACGGCGAAGGCCATCGCGGCGTCGGCCGACTCGGGGGAGGAGACAGTGGCGCGCTCGTCGAAGTGCTTGCGCACGACGGCGAGGCTGTGGCGCTCGCTCATGGCGCGGCCAGCGCGGGCAGCGGCGGCGTAGGCGCCGGAGTTGAAGCCCTGGAGGCGGCGGTCGAGGGCGACGGCCAGGTCCTCGAAGGAAGCGTCGGAGTCGGCGGCGAAGCCGGGAACGTCGGCCACGGTCAGGCGGGCCTTAGCGGTGTCCTCCACGGAGGTCTCCTCAGTGATCGCAGGTGCGGGGGTGTGAACGTGCCGACGGATGCCGGACAGCTTGATGGGGCCTCGGGGAGCGGCGGCGGTGACGGCCTCGGGCTCGGCGTCGACCTGGGCCTCGGGCGCGACGTCGGCTGCGGCGGCCTTGGCCTTCTTCTGAGCCTGGGCCTCGGCCTCGTCCTCGGCTGCATCGGCCTTCTCCTCGGTGGGCGTGTCGGCATCGTCTGAGTCATCGGCCGGAGCGTCGTCCGCGTCATCGTCGGCCGGAGCGGCGGGCTTGTCGGCACCGACCTTGGCGGCCATCTCAGCGGCCTTGGCGGCGCGCTCGGCAGCGGCCTGCTCGCGGGCGCTGATCTCGGCGGACAGGACCTCGATGCCCTCGGTCAGGGTGCCGAGCGTGGCCAGGTCCTCGTCGGTGAACTCGCCGCCGGCGTACAGGGTCTGGAAGGCGTCAACGGCCTTGGAGCGCAGGTCTCCGAGGTCGGCGGCGCCCAGGTCGGACAGGTTCTCAGGAATCTCCAGGTCGAAGGTCTCGACCGGGGCGTCGTCCGACTGGTCGGCGAAGACGGTGATGTCGAAGTGCTTGCGCATGTTGAGGGGTCCTCCGTGTCTCGTTGCTGGGCAGGGTTCCCGTCCCCAGCGGGGTACACACGAGGCCCTGCTGCCATGCCGTTGGCTCAAAGGATACACCTATGAGTGAGACAACCCTCCATAAGGGTAGACAAAACCCCTCACCGCCATGAGCAAACGGTGAGGGGTTCTGCCTGATCCACCCAGCGTCAGGAGTCCATGAGACCTCTAACGTGGACCATCATAGCCGATGGTGATGGGTGGCGCTACGCCTAGAAGCGAGTGATCGGGGAGGAGTCCTTGGAGCCCTCGCCCGGCAGCGTGCCGTCGGCCAGCGGCCGAGGCTCGGAGCCTACCGGCGGGGTTGTAGACCTTCCACAGTTGCAGGACATGATCTCTGTTCCTTTCCTCAGATGGACCCGAGACGGCGCGCCATCTGCGCCGCCTTCGCCAGTGTACCTGCGCGCTCGACCCGTGCACGCATCTTGTCGGCGGCCGTCGCTCGCTGGAGGTCGCGGCGGCGCTCGGACTCCGCCAGCCGCTTCAGGTAGGAGATGTCGCCGAGCGTGAGGCCGTCGCCAGCCATCCGGCTCGAGGGGTGCGCGGCGCGGGCGGCCGAGTCGTCGTGGGCCACGACGCCCGAGGCCTGGAGGGAGCGGACCTCGCCGGAGGCGAGCAGTCCCTGCGGGCGGGGCACCGGGAAGCCAGGCACGTTAACGGCGAGCGCGCCGCCCAGCTCGAGCGGGCCGCGCGTCCTTCGCCAGTCGCCCGGGGC